GAAGGTAATTTATTTAATGAAGGTGGAACAGAGGTAAGTGGATATATAAGGGGTGCTCTTAATGATTTAGGAATAGAATCAACAGACAACTTTGCTAGTGTATTTAGGGTTCAATCTGATTTTATGAATGAAGTAGCAGGGAGCAACGGTTTTATTAATCCAAAAACTCAAGCCGCTATAACTAAAAAATTATTACAATATAATAAACTTACTGATGAGCTTAACCCCTTCTTAGCTACTAATCCTAAAAAAAGTAGTAACGCTAATTTAATAGCAAAGGTTTTAGAAGATGTTTATGAATTACCTGTGCCTGGACTACAGTTTAAACTTGACCCAGAAGACATGCAAAAATTTACAGGCAAATCTTTTATTGATTCTTTAGATAAAACACCAGAAGATATTTTTTATACCATGAAGGACGGTAAACAAACATACATAGATGTACCAAATAATCCTGAAGCTTTGTCTAAAGCTTACTTTGAAGACAAAACAATAAGTACTGCTGGGTTTGCTGATTTGCAGAACGGCATAACGATACTCAAAAAGGCAGTTATACCAAAAGTAAATGATTTTGGTTCAGGTAAATTTAAAATAGATCCTTATTTTGAAAAGACTACTAGTAACGAAATGAAGTTACCAGTAAGAGCTAATGTTTTAGAAGCCTTTAAGGCAGGAAAAGAAGGCATACACATAGGACCTGCACAAGCATCTATGGAAGGCGGTGGTACCAATATTCTTGAAAAATACACTAGAGGCGAAAAAGAAATCCAAAAAATACTAGACGAGCTAGGTCTTGGTAATAAGAAAAAACAACTTACAACAAGAATTGCCGATACAGGCACTGAATTTGATGGTACTTACCTTAAATTTACTGACGAGCTTAAAAAAGCCATTGAAGAACAGGGTATTAACGCATTTAAAGACGGTGGCCCTGTAGATATTGATAAAATGTTAGCTGAGTTATGAACCTAGCTCATCTATCAGATCAAGAGATTAAAGAAACTTTAGTTTTAAAAGAACGCCTTGAACTTCTCAAAGTACAAAAAAGTTGCCAAGATAGCTTTTTAGATTATGTAAATTACATGTGGCCAGAGTTTATTTGCGGCAGACATCATAAGATATTCGCACAAAAGCTAGAAGACGTAGCAAACGGTAAGATAAACAGGCTAATCGTCAATATGCCACCCAGACACACCAAATCTGAGTTCTGTTCAACCTATTTCCCTGCTTGGATCATGGGCAAGCAACCTAAACGTAAAATCATGCAGACAACTCACACAGGTGAACTTGCTGTGCGATTTGGTCGTAAGGTAAGAAACATGATGGATACAGATGAATATAAAAGGATCTTTACAGAAGTAGAACTACAAGCTGATTCCAAGTCAGCAGGTAGGTGGGAAACCAATAAAGGCGGCGAATACTTTGCTGCGGGTGTTGGAGGTGCTATTACAGGTCGTGGTGCTGATTTACTTATCATTGATGATCCACATTCAGAACAAGATGCTCTTAGTCCAAGTGCCCTAGAATCCTGTTGGGAGTGGTATACCTCTGGGCCTAGACAGCGTTTACAGCCTGGTGGAGCCATTATTTTAGTTATGACACGTTGGAGTTCAATAGACCTAACTGCGAAGCTTTTAGACGCACAAAAAGAATCCGCTGCAGATCAGTGGGAAATAGTAGAGTTTCCTGCTATCTTTCCTGAATCAAACAATGCCTTGTGGCCTGAGTTCTGGGCAATAGAAGAATTAGAAAAAGTCAAAGCTTCTTTACCTGTGCAAAAATGGAATGCCCAGTGGATGCAAACGCCAACCTCCGAAGAAGGTTCTATTGTCAAGCGTGAGTGGTGGAACCTATGGGAGGGTGAAAGCTTGCCACCTGTGAGCTATATCATACAAAGCTACGATACCGCCTTTTCAAAAAAAGAGAACGCTGACTACTCGGCTATATCTACTTGGGGTATCTTTAGACCAACTCCTGATTCACCTGATTGTATTATGTTGCTTGATGCCCAAAAAGGCAGATGGGACTTTCCAGAACTAAAACGCATAGCTTATAACGAATATAAATACTGGGAACCAGACATGACGCTAATTGAAGCAAAAGCCTCTGGTACGCCTCTTACTCACGAACTTAGAAGGCTAGGCATACCCGTAGTCAACTACTCTCCGACTAGAGGCCATGATAAATCTACAAGAATGCACTCGGTTGCTCCTATATTTGAATCAGAGTTAGTTTACGCACCGCAGAAGAAATTTGCTGAAGAAATGATTGAAGAATGTGCTGCATTCCCTTTTGGTAAAAATGACGATTTGTGTGATACTATGACTCAAGCTCTTATGAGATTTAGAGAAGGCGGTTTAGTTTCTCTTGACGATGACTACTCCGATCAAGAAAAAGCACCAGTTAGAAGGGTATATTATTAATGGCAATAGAAAAAGATATAAATCCAACAGTTCTTAACGAAGAAAATCAAATGTCTCTCGGTGACGAGGGTATGGAAGTTGCACTAGCTGCTATAGAAGAAGCTGGCATGGAAGACTTTGTTATGCAAGATGATGGTAGTGCAATACTTGAATCAAGTATGCAAGGTGCTCCTGTAGATACTGGGTTTAATGAAAATCTAGCTGACTCTATGGACGACAATGATCTAGGCAGAATTGCAAACGAACTTATAGACGGTATAGAAAAAGACAAATCCTCTCGTGAAGATTGGGAAAGAACTTACACAGACGGTCTTAAATATCTAGGAATGAAGTTTGATGATGAAAGATCCGAACCTTTTGCAGGTGCCTCTGGAGTCATACACCCATTATTAGGTGAAGCAGTCACAACCTTCCAAGCCCAAGCATACAAAGAATTATTACCCTCTGGTGGACCCGTTAAAACACAAGTTATAGGTGCATACGATAGTGGCGTAGAAGAACAAGCACAAAGAGTTAAAGACTTTATGAACTATCAGATTACTCATGTTATGGAGGAGTTTGATGAGGAGTTAGATCAAATGTTGTTCTACCTTCCTCTAGCAGGTTCTGCTTTTAAGAAAGTTTATTACGATGAGACTTTAGGCAGAGCTGTATCTAAGTTTGTAGCTCCTGAAGACTTAATTGTTCCTTATTACACAACCGATTTAGAGTCCTGTCCTAGAATCACTAATGTAGTTAAGATGCCAGAGAATGAAGTAAGAAAACTTCAAGCTCTTGGTTTTTACCGTAAGGTAGATATAGATTACGGTGATGATGCTACAACGTCATCTGATGTTAAAGAAGAAATAGAAAAGTTATCAGGTATGGAGCCTAGCTACGATGATGGTGAAGTATCAGTTCTTTATGAAGTACATTGTAATTTAGAATTAGATGGCTTTGAAGACATGGATGAGTCTGGTGAGCCTACAGGTGTTAAACTGCCTTACATAGTCACCATTGATGCTAACTCTACAGAAATATTATCTATTCGTAGAAATTTTAATGAAGAAGATCCTTTAAAAAACAAAATACAATACTTTGTACACTTTAAGTTTCTTCCTGGTTTAGGATTCTATGGGTTTGGTTTAACACACATGATCGGTGGTTTATCCAAAGCTTCTACTTCAATACTAAGACAGCTTATTGATGCAGGTACTCTAGCTAACTTACCTGCTGGGTTTAAAACTCGTGGTATTAGAATTAGGGATGAAGACACGCCAATTCAACCAGGTGAATTTAGAGATGTTGATGCTCCTGGTGGATCATTAAGAGAATCTATCCAACCATTGCCGTTTAAAGAACCTAGTGGTACTTTGCTTAATTTATTAGGTATTCTAGTAGACGGTGGTAAAAAGTTTGCATCTATTGCTGAGATTAATACAGGTAAAGGTAATCCTAATGCACCTGTTGGTACTACACTTGCACTACTAGAAAGATCTACTAAAGTTCTATCAGCTATACATAAAAGATTACACAACTCACAGAAAAAAGAATTTAAGTTATTAGCTCAAGTATTTAAAGAATACCTACCTCCTGAATATCCTTACGCTATTGCAGGTGGTAATGCACAAATTAAATTACAAGACTTTGATGAAAGAATAGATATATTCCCAATTAGTAATCCAGATATATTTAGTCAATCACAAAGAATAGCTATGGCACAAGAAATGATGGCATTAGTACAGTCCAATCCAGAAGTTCATGGTCCTACTGGCACTTATGAAGCCTATAAAAGAATGTACGCAGCTATAGGTGTCGATAATATAGAAAAAATACTAACACCTCCGCCACCAACAAATCCTAGTCCACTAGAAGCAGGTTTTGAAAATAATAAACTATTACTAGGTCAACAAGCTCAAGCCTTTGGACAGCAGAACCATGATGCACATATTGCAACGCACATGGCTATATTACAGACACCACCGGTTCAAATGAATGCACAGGTACAGGCTTTGATACATTCACATATCATGCAACATTTACAAATGAAAGCAGATAGCTTGGCAGAACAACAAATGCCACCAGAAGCTATGCAACAATTTCAACAGTTGCAACAACAAGCTCAACAAGCAAATCCAGCAGAGGGTCAACAAATGGTGCAACAAGCAGCAGATATACTTGCACAATTCTCAGCACCAATTATGGCACAGCTTATTACAGAATATAGTCAGAAGGTTGCAGATCCTAGTGATGAAGATCCATTGGTAGCGATTAGAAAACAAGAGCTGGCACTTAAAGGTCAAGAGTTATCTATGGAACAACAACAGTTCTTACAAGAAGAAAAACGTAAAGCTATGGACGCACAAAGAAGAATTAATGTAGACAAGGAAAGAATAGAATCTATGGAAGACATAGCAGATTTACGTGATGAAACTGCAAGAGCAAGGCTAGAACAACAAGCTCGTTTTAAATTATTGGATATGCAAAATAAAAATTAATACTTGCAAAATTAAAATCTAACCAACATAATAAAACACATGATTAAAAGAACAGACATAAGTCAACAAAAAACACCCAAAGTATTAAAGAATAAAAACAGCTATAGCAATAAAGGTAGTGCATCTACTAAAACTAAAGCTGGTACTTTTTCAGCTAATACAAAAGCCCAACCAGGTATGGGTAAAGGAAAAGCAAGAGGTATGGGTGCTGCCGAGTTCGGTGGCAAGTTTTCTGGCATTTATTAATGTCATCAGTTTGGCTTGCTGAAAAGTTTTTAAAAGAACTTGAAGCTAGAAGAGAAGATACTAAGGACGCTATGTTGTCTGGATGTAAAGACTTCTCTCAGTATGAATATCTGCG